ACCAAACCGTCTGAAGCCAATGCGAATCCCCAGTCGGGAGCTGCAGGCGATCAGGATCTGAAGACAATAGTCGGTGAAGGAACGGCCAAGCCGGCTGATGCCAATGCGAACACCCAGTTAGGAGCTGTCGGCGATCAGGATCTGAAGACAACAGTCGGTGAAGGAGCGGCCAAGCCGGCTGATGCCAATGCGAACACCCAGTCAGGAGCTGTCGGCGATCCGGGTCTGCAGGGGCCTGCCAAACCAGGGATGCCACCTGAAGCTGACAAGAAGAAAGCCAAAACGACTGACCGGTATTTTGCGCTGACTGTCCATCATGACGGTACGGCCTATCAGCCTGGTCGAGCCTATCCGTTGACTGACAAAGAGATCGAGATCCTGCGGCCTCACCTGGTCGAGAAATACTGAGGGAAACCGGCTGTCGCATCGCCAGCGATCGTAAAGTCCAGACTGGATGGTTTCCAATACAGGCCGGAACGACAAGGCGAGATGTTGTTCCGGCCAATTTAGTAAGTGCAACCGATTGAGAAAAGAAATCATGTCCCGGCCACCGTTTGCCACATTCGATGAGATCAAGGCCCGCCATCCTCGCGAGCTGCTTATCGTTGCTGCGGATGAGAAAACCCGAGAACTCGATCGTGCCCGCGTTGATGCCGCCCTTATCGATGTCAGCACCGAGATCCGCGCCATCCTGGCTGCCCGCTATACGCCGGCCGAACTGGATCGTTGCGATACCGATAGCCTCGGCGTCCTGAAGCTGTTCTCTATCGACATGGCCATGTACCGGACCGCCTTGTCCAATGCCCGCTCTACCGAGCAGATCAAGGAACGGTATGACAACGCGGTCAAACGGCTCGAAAGCATTGCCAAGGGCAATGGCGGTCTGACTTTCGAAGGTGGCGGTTCGGGCTCTCCGGACGAAGACGGCGAAGGCGGTGTGATCTCCCCGAATGATGTCATCCTGGTCGCTCCGGAGCGCGTTTTCACGCGCCGCAGACTCGGGAGTGTCTGATGGCTGATAACGGTATTGGCATCCGCATTGAGATCAACAATCTTGACGCCGCATTGTCCCTGACCTCGCGGCTGGCCAATTTTGATCCCGCTGATTTGATGACGAATATTGCTGCGCTCGGAGAAAGCCAGACGCGGCGACGGATTGAAGAGGAAAAAACCTCTCCGGACGGCACACCCTGGGAGCCGAACGCCGAAGGCACGTCCATCCTGCTCAGAACCGGCATGCATCTGCGCGATTCCACAGCATCCGATTCCGGTGATGACTTTGCCCAGTGGGGAGCGTCGTGGGAGTTCGCGCATGTCCACCAGGATGGAGCGGTTATTGTTCCGCGCTCAGCAGAGTTTCTTGCCTTCTCGATCGGTGGGGAAGCAGCTTTTGCAAGATCGGTGACGATTCCCGCCAGGCCGTTCGTCGGATTGTCTGAAGAAAATACCGAGGAGCTGACTGAGTTTGTCACGGATTACATGGGAGGTTTGCTGCAATGAGTGGCCGGACCCTCAACAATATCCTGAAAGCCTCCCGGCTCTTTGAATATCGCGCCGGCATTGCTGCGACACTTGCCGCCGAATTGCCGGGCATCGAGGTCGTTACCCATCCGGGCAAGATCGATATTTCCGACATTGTCGAGGGTGATTCCTTTCACGCGCCATCAATCCATATTGCAGTCGCCGAGGTACGCAAACCGGATCATGTTGTCAGTGGCTTGCGGGATGTTCCTGTCAAGGTTGCCTTCTATATCGTCACTGAAGATATAGCGATTGATGATAAGCTCGTAACCCGTGATGAGCTCGGCCTGGCACTGGGTGATCTGATCAGCGATATCGCTGCCGAACCGAAATTGTCGCGCTGGGGGCTGGAAGACATCGCTTATCCGGAAGATGTCGTATTTCGTCCTCTGCTGACTTCCAAAACCTTCAAGCGGGGCACGGCCTATTATGTCGTCACCTTCAGCCAGAAGCTGACCGGACGCGGGGAACATATCTGGTCGCCGGATGAGATGCCACCACCGTTCCTGCCACCGGAGTTGAGGCCATGAGCTATATCGGTGATGAGCTCCGGATCCTGCGCCGCGAAATCGTGCGGCTTAACCGCAAGCTCGCCAAACAAAAATTACCAGGCAAGGTTGTTGCACGTGGCAAGGGCAAGGTGACGCTCGATCTCGGCGAGGATCCGGAGACGGGCAAAAAGCTCATGTCTCCCGAGGTCCGCGTCCAGTCAATTTCAGCCGGCAAGTTCAAGTTCTTCGTGCTGCCATCGATCGGCGAACAAATGTATCTCGAAAGCGCGTCCGGCGTAATCGGAGCCGATTCAATCGCAACTTTTGGCTGTTTCGACAACGATAATCCCCAACCCGAAATGGAAGACGACGAAATGCTCCTGATGGCCGGCCAGACACGCCTGTCGATCAAGGATGGTCAGCTGAAGATTTCGGTCGGCGAGACATCGCTGACTCTTACGCCGGAGGGCCTGTCGGCCACCGCCCAGAATTATGAGTTTGATTGAGATGCCGGGGATCGCTTGCCAGTCTGTCGATATCGCCGGTGGCGCACAGCTCGCCGGTGGCCAGTCGAAACTCCGGATCCGCGGTCAGCTTGCTGTCGTACTAGGAGACCCGGTCCAGCCGCACGGTCTCGGCCTGCACATGATGCCGGTCATGGCGACGGCATCCAGCAAGTTTTTTGTCCAGGGCAAACCGGTCTGCCGGGAAGGCGACCTGGCCAGCTGCGGCCATGCCACAACCGGCCGGCCGTTTTTCAAGATTCCGTAGGAGCAAGGTGATGAAGAAGAAGTATGTCGTAACCAAAAAGGCAGGCCCCAAGGTAGCCGGTCGGGCGGTCCGGGAAGGAGACGTTCTGGAGCTGACGGAAATACAAGCCGAATACGAGAAATCCCTGGGAGCGCTCCGGGAGCTCACCAATCAGGCGAAACCGCCTGCAGCATCCGAACCTGCTGAAGTGGAAACAGGTCTGCAGGACGGAGAAGGAAATGAACAGCCCGGTCAGGCTGATCAGCCTGTGGTGACTGATAATCCCGTTGAAAATTCTCCCGCTTCGAGCCGCCGCTCGAAAAGGTCCTGAAGCGACTTCGAAAGACTTTCGAATGATCCGGTATCGCTCCTCGATGTGTCGTTATAGCGGCTACCTGCTCACAGGTTTCGCCTGTGTCGAGCAGTCGATCGGCCGCATCCTGACGACCCAGTTAACCGAGCTCGTCATGCTGCTCGATTTCGGGAGCGATACCTTGCGGCTTATCGGCCGCAACATGCATGCCGGGCTTGTGGCCAAGATCTATATGGAGGCGGTGACGGCAATCCATAAATGGGAACCTGAGTATCGCGTTACCCGGCTTCAACTTGTCCTGATCGAACGGACCGGTTCCCTAGGCCTTGCTGTCGAGGGCACTTATTATCCGGAGGGTCGACACGGCAATTATGACATTGCCATTGCTGCCGGCTTCACCACAAAACTGGGGAGCACTGCATGACGATTGATCTCTCCGCCATGCTGGACAAGTACCGGCTGCCCGCACCGGTTTTCGAGCGCGAGCTGAGTTTCGAGACCTTGCGCAGTATGTGCCGCAACATCCTGCGGGATTTCTGGGCGGACGATGAGGAGCTTCAGGCAATCGCTCCTGACTTCGACGCCTGGATGATCGAGACGCCGGTCGAATCCGTAATGGGCCGGCTCGCTGCATTCCGGGACATGTTGTTCGTCTCCAGCATGAACGATCTGGCCCGCGCGGTCTGGATCGTGTTTTTCACTTTCGGCACGGATCTCGATCAGGTCGCGGCCGCCGAGGGGTTGGAACGGTTTCCGGATGAACAGGATTATCGCCTTCAGGAGCGCATCGTACTGACACGACGCGGCAAGTGGGGGCCCGGATCCGATCCGTGGTATGTCATGCATGCCCGTAATGCCGATGGACGTGTCCGGGAGGTTGCACTCACCGGTAATGGACGCCGGCGGCTGGAAGTAGCGATCCTTTCT